CCCGCGCCGACTACCTCAACAGCGAGGATGCCAAGGAAGCCGACCCGGAGGTGATCGAGTTGATCGAGGTGGTCGACGACGCAGGCAAGGCCAGCGTCTCGAAGTACAGCAAGATGGCCGCCAGGGCGGTCGACAACGGCCGCGCCGAGGGCTCGTACCTGTGCTGGGGCGCTGCCCAGACGAAGCGGTACAGCAGCCGGGGCGTGCAGATGCACAACCTCCTCAGGAAGGGACCGCCCGACCTCCAGGCGGCGATCCTGGCGGTCCTGGGGCATCGGGTAGCCGGCAAGGTCATGCACGTCCTGGCGAGCCTCCTGCGCCCCACCATCAAGGCGCGGCCGGGCAAGGTGCTGGTCTGGGGTGACTGGGCGGCGGTCGAGGCACGCGGCATGCCCTGGCTGGCCGGCTACAAGCCCAAGCTCGACCTCTATCGCAAGGGGGTCGACGTGTACCGTGTAAACGCCGAGTCGATCTTCGGCGTGCCGGCAGCCGAGGCGACCGACCACCAGCGCCAGATCGGCAAGGTCAGCGAGTTGTCGCTGCAATTCGGCGGGGCCAAGGGGGCACTGAAGGCGATGGCTCGCGGCTACAGCATCAGCCTCAAGGACTCCGAGGCCGAGAGCATCGTCTACGCATGGCGCGGCGACAACAAGTGGGCTGCAGCCTACAGCTACGGTCTGTTCAACGCCTTCGTCGTCGCCTGCCTGGGGGAAGACACCAGCGTCGGCAAGATACACTACCGGCAGATCGTCCCGCTGCTTGCCGGCACCGTCAGCATCGCCTGCGATCTCCCTGGCGGCACCACGCTCTACTACCACGGGGTCAAGGGGCACGTCGGCCTGAAGCACAAGGGCATGGGCCGCACGCTGCACGTCAGCATCGGCAATGGAGAAGCCGGCTGGCAGGGCGAGGAGATCGACACCTGGGAGACGGAGATCGTCTTCACCAAGACGCTGCCGGCAGGCTTCCGCATCGAGCGGATCTGGCACGGGCTGTTCGCGGAGAACACCACCCAGGCGCTCTGCGCTGCGCTGCTGCGCGACTGCCTGCGGCGTGTCGAGCTTGCCCTGGTCGACGGTGCCAGGGTGATCGGCCACACGCATGACGAGATCATCGTCGAGTGCGATGAGAAGGCAGCCGGGTCGGCAGAGCAGGTACTGCGGGACGAGATGAAAAGGGTGCCAGAATGGCTGCCCGGTTTCCCTCTCGACTGCAGTGTCACCACCGCTCCCCGCTACGGCAAGTAGCACAAAGAAGAAAGCCCCAGGACTCGCGTCCTGGGGCTTCTCCCCCTTCGACTCACCACAAGCTTCAGGAGTGCAGCAATGCAACGCGACTCTAGCACAGAGCAATCCGATTTTCTCAAGGCACTCGCAGCGGGCATCCCCGAGGGCTCGTACTTCCACATCGCCGAGAAGACCCCCAGCACGTTCCACAACAGTGTCTGGCACGAGCAGCACCTCGACGGTCCCTGGTACTTCTTCACCGGGGCCAGCACCGACCGCAAGCACCGCAGGCGCGGCGACCTCGTAGCCGTCCGCGCCATCATCCTCGACGACGTCGACGCCAACGGCGTCACCACCAAGCCCAGGGAAGGCGTCCCCCAGCCGACCGCAATCGAGCCGACGTGGAAGCTGGAGACGAGCCCCGGCAACTACCAGTGGGGCTACCTGCTGAAGACCTGGGATGCAGACATCCCGAAGGCCGATGCCTTGATGCAGGCGCTGGTCGACGCCGGTTATCAGGACAAGGGGGTGAACACCTCCTGCCGGCTGTTCCGCCTGCCGGGCTCGCTGAACACCAAGCCTGGGCGAACCTTCGAGGCGCTGCTGCACTCGTTCGACATCGACCGCACGTTCACGCTGAACAGCATCGCCAAGGGTTTCGGCGTCCGGCCCGGCAAGCCCAAGGAGATGAAGGTCGACAGCGGCGACCGCCCTGGTGCCGGCAAGCCCGACCGCCTCTTCGACTGGCTGCAGGAGCGTGGCGTGGTCCGGCACGAGGCGTCCGGCGGATGGTGGGAGATCGACTGCCCCTTCCCTGAGGAGCATACCGACGAGCGCACCGAGGCGAAGTACCTGCCCAGCTTCGCCAGCGAGGACGGGGAGCCTGGGGTTATGTGCTTCCACGGGCACGGCGTCGACAAGCCAGCCGAGTACCGCAAGCGGTTCTTCGCGTGGGCGACAGCCCAGGGTGCGCCGACCGGCAAGACCGACTGGGCAGAGCTTCGCAAGATGTTCGCCGCGATCCGCACCGAGCCGCCCGAGGTGCCGCCGCCACGGGTCGAGCGTGTAAACGATGAGGGCGAGCCCAGCGACGAGTACACCTTCCAGACCCTGACCAAGGCTATCGGGACGATCCGGCAGAGCGAGTTGCCCGACATCGAGAAGACCGAGAAGGGCAAGCCGAAGAAGTCCCAGGCTTGCACCATCGACAACATCGAGGCTGGGCTCGCGCAACTGGGCATCGTGCCCCGGTTCAACCTGATGAAGGCCAGCACGAGCTACACCCTCCCCGACCGGATCGAGATGCGCCGCTTCGGCTCGAAGACCCGGTACGAGATCGACGAGATGATGCGGCTGTCGATCCGCGCAGCCTTCAGCCGTGCCGGCATCAGCAACAAGAACGACGTCGACGGCTGCATTGCCGGGCTCGCCGCCAGCCGCTACTGGCACCCTGCCAAGGACTGGATCGAGTCGAAACCCTGGGACGGCCAGGACCGCCTGGAGCATCTCGTCAAGTCGGTCAGCACCGCTGACCCCAGCCTGTTCGCGACGTACTTTCGTCGCTGGGCATTGCAGTGTGTCGAAGCAGCCTGCGGCTGGGCGGTCAGCGCAGAGCGGCGCGAGAGCCAGAAGTCCCTCTGCCTCGTCCTTGCCGGCAAGCAGGGCATCGGCAAGTCACGCTGGCTGGCGTCGCTCGCGCCAGGGTACTTTGCCGGCGGCAAGCACCTGTCCCTGGACAGCAGCGTCTCGGGCTCGCGCGACTCGAAGCACGAGGTGCTGCAGGGCATGATCGTCGAGCTTGGCGAGCTTGACACCACGTTCACCAAGAGCGCCAACGGGAGCCTGAAGGCGTTCCTCTCGATGACCACCGACGTCTACCGGCTGCCCTATGCCGAGACGCCGATCCAGCGGCCGCGCTGCACGTCCTTCGCGGCGACCGTCAACGATGACCAGTTCCTGCAGGACGACACCGGCAGCCGCCGCTACGCCGTCATCTGGGCCGACAACTGCGACGTCGACCATATGACCGACATGCAGCAGTTCTGGGCGCAGATCCACGCAGCCTGGAAGGGTGGCGAGCAGTGGTGGCTGACGCCAGCCGAGGAGAAGCTCCAGGCGAAAGCGAACGAGGACTTCCAGGCAGCCGACGGCATCGCCGACCTGATCCAGTTGCATATCGAGAAGCGCACCGACAGCGACACCTACCCCATGGAGTGCAGCCTGAACGCGACCGGGGTGCTGATGCTGCTCGGGCTGAAGGCAGAGGACAGGGCGCTGCGCCGCCGGGCGAAGGCCGCCTGCATCAAGCTCATCAGCAACCCGGTCGACTACCGCAAGCGCGGCGGGTCGGCCGAGTCCTGGGCATTCTTCCTCGACAGCCGCGAGGCCAAGGAGCTTGGCGTCAAGGTGCTGAAGCCCCGGTGAGCGAGTCGAGCCTGGAGCGGTCGGCGCGTTTACACGCCAAGAAGCGCGGGGTCCGCTCGGCGAAGCTCCAGGGGGGCATCGTCGGCGAGCCCGACCGGATCTTCTTCCTGCCGGCAGAGCGGTGCTGGCTGGTCGAATTCAAGGCCAAGGACGGCAGGGCGTCGCCCAGGCAGAAGATCGTCCACGAGGAGTACCTGCACCTGGGGCACAAGGTCGACATGATCCGGTCGATGCCCCAGTTCAAGAAGGCACTTGACCTGAAGCTTCAGGCTGCTGTAGACTAGAGGCTCACCACCTGAAGGCAGCCATGCAGTACAACCCCCTCCCGTTCCAGCAGAAGGCGATCTCCCTGGTCTGCGAGAAGCCGGGCTCGGCTCTCCTCCTCGACCCCGGCATGGGCAAGACCGCCATCACCCTGGCCGCCCACTGCGTGCTGCAGCACCACCAGATGATCAAGGCCACGCTGGTCATCGTCCCGCTGCGCCCGATGCACCTGACATGGCCGGCAGAGATCGCCAAGTGGGACCAGTTCAAGCACCTCAAGGTGTCGACGATCCACGGGTCGGCCAACGCCCGGCTGGCCGCCATCGAGAAGAAGGCCGACGTCTACCTGATCAACCCCGAGAACGTCGCGTGGCTCGTCGCCATGCTCAACGGCAGCCTGGGGCTCTTCGGCACCACCCCTGGCCTGCTCGTGGTCGACGAGTCGACCCGGTTCAAGAACGCCCAGAGCGTCCGCTTCAAGGCGCTGAAGACGATCCTGCCGCTCTTCGAGCGCAGCACGATCCTGACCGGCACGCCGGCACCGCAGGGCATCGAGGATCTGTTCGCCCAGTTCCAGATCGTCGACGGCGGCAAGCGTCTCGGCCGCTTCATCACCCACTTCCGCAAGCTCTTCATGTTCGCCACGCCCCTGCGCATCGGCGGCGGCCGCACCATCGACGAGTGGCACGTTCGCCCTGGCGCTGCCCAGATGGTTGCCGGCGCTATCGCCGACGTCTCGCTGCGCCTGCAGGCCGAGGACTACCTGACGATGCCGGACATCTCGTACAACGTGATCCCGGTCGAGCTTCCCAAGGCTGTGCGCTCGGTCTACAAGGCGCTGGCCGATGACCTCGTCGCCCAGGTCGGCGACCAGAAGCTGACGGCCGTCACCGCCGCCGCCGCGACGATGAAGCTGCGCCAGATCACCAACGGCTGGGCGTACAACGAGTCGGGCTCGGTCCACGTCCACGACGCCAAGCTCGACGCCCTGGCCGATCTCGTCGAGGAGCAGGCTGGCACGCCGCTGCTGGTGGCGGTCGCCTTCCTGCACGAGGTCGACGCGATCCGCGAGCGCCTGAAGGGCGTGCTGCCTGCCGGCACCAACGTGCCCTACCTGGGCGGCGGTGTCAGCAAGACCGCAGCCAACGACACGGTCGCCGCCTGGAACGACGGCCAGATCCCGGTGCTGCTCGTCCACCCGACGTCGGTCGCCCACGGGCTGAACCTCCAGGCCGGCGGGCACGCTGTCTGCTGGTTTGGTCTGACGTGGAATCTGGAGGAGCATATCCAGACCAATGCCCGCGTGTACCGTCAAGGTCAAACGAAGCCTGTGGTGATACACTACCTCGCTGCGAAGGACACGGTAGACGAGAGCATCGCTGATGCCCTGGCCTCCAAGTCTGACCTCCAGTCTGCTATCCTGAACCGCCTGAAAGGAACCAAGTGACCAAGACCCTCGACAAGCGACAGCCCGGCTCCAGGCTCGTCGTCATCAAGCTCCCCCGCGAGATGCCCAACGGCAAGACGACGACGCTGCACCCACTGACGTGGCTGATGCGCGAGAAGCTCGGCGAGCCCCGCAACGAAGATGGGCTGCCCAACAAGTCCGACCTCGCCCGCGCCCTCGACGTGCGGCCGCAGTCGCTCTACAAGTGGGAGCGCCTCTGCAAGGAGGACCGCAACTTCCCGCTGCCGATCTCCCGCGCCAAGGAGATCGCCGCGTTCTTCAACGTGAAGCCCTCGCTGCTTCGTCCCGACATCTTTGGAGCCTGAGCATGGCCGCCATTCGCGACCCGTACACCTTCACCTTCACCATCGAGGAGACTGAGGTTCTCCTCCAGGGTCTGGGCAAGCTCCCGGCCGAGAAGAGCTTCAACCTGCTCCAGCGGATGGCGCACGAGATCGCCGCCGAGAACCAAGCTCGGCAGGCACCGCCGCCGGCAGCAGAGCCCCGCCTGCCGTCGCCGCAGTTCGCCGCTGGAGCCGGGGGCGGCATCACCGGCAGCGACATGCCGACCGCCGGCACGCCGGTTGCTTCGTCCGTCCAGTAAGATCCGAGTCCCTGCAGGGGTTTCCCAGGCACCTCTCCTAAGCCTGGGGTTCGTCAAGGAGTTAACAGCAATGAAGAAGATCCTCACCGCCCTCGCACTCGCGGCAGCCGCCGCCAGCGCCGGGGCTGTCACCGTCGGATTCGAGAACGAATTCAGCGGCGGCACCAACTGCGCGAACGCCGTCACCGGCTGCTCGCTGCTCTCGGCGGTCCAGACCGCCACGGGCGTCCACTTCGACCTCCAGGGCACGATGGCTCCGGGGGAATTCATCACCGGGCTGTACGGCAACTACAACGGAGCGCCCCTGGCGATCTCCAACGTCGCCGGCACGGGGGCGACTGCCTACCAGGGCTACAGCTTCTCCAGCAACGCCTTCAAGGCCGACGGCGACGGCTTCTTCGACTGGTTCATCGACCTGTCGAGCAACCCGCCGCGCTTCGACGGTGGCGACACGCTGTCGTTCGACTTCGCTGGCGCACTGCTGCCGCTCTTCAACAGCATCAGCGTCAACGGCCCCGAGGGCAAGAACGGCTTCCTGTTCGCCACGCACGCCCAGGGCTTGGTCAACGGTGGCAGCGGCTGGTTCAACGGCCAGTTGACGCCGACGTCGACGCCCTTCGACGTGACCCCGGTCCCCGAGCCCGAGACGTATGCCCTGATGCTGGCCGGTCTGGCAGCGGTCGGCGGCATCGCCCGTCGTCGCAAAGCCCAGCGTTAAAACGT